TGGTAAAACCAGAACTCTACAGTATAATTACCGGTACCCATTGCAACTAACGAACCTGCGTTTGCCGTCAAATAATTACTACCACTAAACGCCATACTACCAGTACCATACTTTTTAGTGTTGGCATCTATTGAAACAGATCCGGTATTAGTTACTGTAAGATTATATGGTGATTTATCTAACAAATCATCACCTGTTAATCTTAACGATACACTAGACCAATTTGCATCACCTGTGATTGACATACTGCTAGTTGGTAGTGCTGTAGTTGGGGGGGTAAATGTTGAAGTATATCGAGCAACTCCTTTAGTTACTCTTAGATCATCAATGTAACCTGCCGCATAGGTGTTACGCGGATTATTAGAACCGATGACACATGTTGTATCGGTGAAATTTTGAGTTAATGTAATTGCCACTACCGACACACCATTAATATAACTTGTTAATGTTCCTGCACTTCTAACAAACGCATAATGGTTCCAAGTGTTAATAGTTGCAGTACCTGCATTTGATTTTTCTACATTCGTGTATATTTCAGCAGCACCGTTATTCATTGTTGAAAATGCAATTCCTGTTGCGTTACTGTTAGTATCTCTAGTATCTAATACGCAATGCCCCCATGCAGTCGATGCCGAAGTGTAGTACATCCAATATTCAACTGTAAAATCGCCAGTTCCAAATGCAAAAACACTGTTAGAAGCAGTAGTTAAGCATCCACTAGAACCATTGAAATACAATGATCCAGTTCCGTATTTTTTGTTGGTAGATGATATTCTAGTGTTGCCTGCAACAGTAACAGTTGCGTGATTGTTAGAATAATCAGTTAAATCATCGCCAGTTAATCGTAACGACACGTTTGACCAATATGCATCAACATCAGTTGAATCAGCAGTTAACAATAAACTTACATTGTTAATATATGGATCAGTTGTAGCTGCTGCTGTAACTGGAAACGATTGTGATGGTGTAGAAAATGCAGTAGTATATCTTGCAATACCTTTAGATACTCTCAAATCATCTACATACCCATTTAACCATGCACCTTGCCCAGTTTCAGCACCAATATACGTATTAGCACCAGTTCCAATGCTGCCAGTAAATGCAACTGAACCTTTAGCTACACCATTTACGTAAAAATTAAGAGTATTACCATATCTAACAAATGCAATATGATACCAAGTATTAATAACCATTCCGTGTGCAGTGCCTAAGTATGGTGTATCATTATTATGGCAGAGTAATTTAGTTTGACCGATCATACAATTAAATCCGTCACCTCCATTGTATGAGCCAACACCTATTAGCACCATGTGACTAGACCAATTAGTTGGCCATGCATCACTAGTTGGCATCGCATTTAAGTTTACCCATGCTTCAACGGTCCAATCTAAACTTCCCATTCCGTATATTGTTGAATATCCCGGATAGTACATATAACTACCATTACCGTTAAATGAAATAGATCCAGATCCGTATTTTTTTGTAGACGATGTAATATTAACGGTGCTTATTGGAACAAGGAATGATCCAACAGACGAAGTATCTATTATTTGATATGATGGCAACACAGATAATGGTGGGTTAAAGTTAGAAGTATATCTAGCAATACCTTTGGTTATTCTTAGGTCATCTATATATCCCCTTACTTGACCGTTATTCCAGTAGTCTCGACCAATAAGTATATTTCCGCCACTGAATACTTTTCCAGAAAACGTTAGTGTAGTAGCTTGTGCAACGCCATTTAAGTAACATGTAACTGTATTTGAATTACAAACAACTGCGATGTGATACCACATGTCCATAGTAAGGGCAGTGCTTGAAAATGCAGTAGAAGAGCCTGTCCAAAATGTAGGTTTACCGTCAGATAAGTAAAATGGTGTCATTGCAGTATCAACAGTTGAACCAAAAAATTGTTCAAATCTGTTAGAACCGGTTGATTCGTATGCACCTGATGCAGATGGCCGATAGAACCAAAATTCAATAGTCCAATTATTCTGAATGTCAAGTAACCCGCCTGATACAAACGGTACTGTTAAATAGTTTGGATTTGCAGTAGATGTATACGGAAAGAAAATTGCATTAGATCTGTATTTTTTAACAGTTGATGATAATTGAATACTCCCATTAGTAGTGACTACTGAGTGAGTAGTAGAATAATCAATAAACGTAGTTCCGCTTGCAATTCCATCACCGGTTAATAATAAACCAACATTTGAAAAGTATGGATCAACATCTACTGTATTGCCATCAAGCAATAATGTAACATTATACCAATATGGATCAGTTGGAACAGTTGGAACAGGTGTAACTGCACCTGCTGCAGCTTGCATTAATGATCTAGCACTCATTTTATATCCTTGCCCATAACAAGCCCAGACCAAGTAGTGCCACCGTCGTAAGTATAAAACCCTAATGTGTCTCTACCAGAAGTAGTTAATGTAGGAGCAGTGCCACCTACCCATTTAACACCCCACCATGTGATATTAAATGCGCCGCCATTAGTAATTTCAAGAATAAATTCAGCAACAGTACCAGTTGCTGGAGTATTAGTTACTGAAAAAGTAGTATTAGCAGCAGGAGCAGCAATAAACCAGTTACCTAATGAAAGATTAATTTCACTAGTAATACTAACTTTTGTTTCAAAGTTAGCAATTGCAGTTATTGTTTTATTTGTGATAGTTTGTGCATCAGTAGTACCTACAAGTGTGCCAGCTGGCGCTGTTAGTGCAGTTACTGCTGATGTACCGTTACCTTTTAAAATTCCAGTTAATGATGTTGTTCCAGTACCGCCGTTTGCAACAGCAGTCACACCATAAGTTCCGTTTTTTATAACAGATGAAAGTACTACAGCCATATTAATTCCTTTTTATGTATTTATTAGAATTTTATGGCTGTAGTACTTTCTACATTACGACAATGATGTTGGTAATGGTGCTGTTGGTGGTGTGAAGTTTTGGGTGTAACGAGCAAGACCCTGCGTTACCCGCAAATCGTCAATATATCCGTTAAAATAACTAGCATCAGCTGATGTTATATAACCTACATACGTGAGATTATATGTTGTTGGTCTCACAGGCGTATTTGTCGATGTTGATTGTGATGTACCATTAACAAATAATCTAGTAGTAGTGCCATCGTATGTTACTGCAACATGATACCAAGTTAACGTAGATATTGACGATGCTGACATTACTATTGGTATTGCAGCATTACCGTAATTGTATTGGTAATATAGTGCGCTAGAACTATAATAAAATAGTAGTTGATGTCCGTTAGATTGACTCCAACTTCCTGCACCGCCACCGTTACTAAATGGTATTTGCATAGAAGTGTTGGTCGACAGGTACATCCAATACTCGATAGTATATGGTTGTGCAATGTTTAATGGAAGAGATGCAACACTTAAATAATCACCAGTACCATCAAACGCTAAACTACCTGTACCATATTTCTTAGTACCAGTACTAATCTGAGCATTACCGTAAGCTGTTATAGTCTTAGGCATACTGCTCAAATCCGTAAACGATGTACTTCCATTAGTACCATCACCATTTAACAACAAACTAACCTGAGCATAATTATAATCATACTGAGTACCAGTTACGATTGGGTCTTCGTATGTAGGTGGCGTAAAGTTAGCGGTGTATCTGGCGTAGCCTTTGGTAACTCTTAGGTCGTCGATGTAGCATGGAGATTGATTAACGGGGTCACTCGTACCTCCAATTACTGCAGTACTAGCACTTCCACTATCAACACTAGCTGATGATGTGTATGTAGCTTCAACCACACCATTAACAAATAATCTAAACGTAGAGCCGTTTCTTGTGACTGCAACATGATACCAAGTATTATCATTTACCGTTGTTGTAGATGTCAGTATATTACCCGCATTATTCATGTTATATACTTCCAACATGAATTTCCTAACAGCAGGGATAGTAGCGTGACTAGATAATATAACAAAACTATTTGTAGCCCATGCTCCGGAGTTAGAATTACCATATATCACAGGATAATTAGAAGCAACTACATTAGGTGAATTATACCAAAATTCTACAGTGAAATCACCAGTACCAAATGCTAAATTAGATGAACTCGGTATCGTTAGATATTGACCACTACCACTAACCGCCATACTACCCGTACCATATTTCTTAGTAGTAGTATTAACAGTAACAGAACCCGTATTTGTCACAGTCAAGTTATTAGGTGATTCATCTGTAAACGATGTACTACCATTAGTACCGTTGCCTCTTAGCAATAATGATGTGCTACTGCGATTAACGTCAAATGGTGTACCAGTTGTAGTAGCTAATGCGTAGGTTGGTGGGGTGAATGATGTTGTGTAACGAGCAATGCCTTTGGTAATGCGTAGGTCGTCGATGTAACCCAAAAATGTATTATCGCCTGGATTGTAACCACGGGTTGCAATTATTGGTCTACTTGCTCCGTTAATGTATGTAGTAGAGTCAGAATAAGTAGAACCATCTTGTACACCATTTAAGAACATTTTTGTACTTGTTCCTGAGCGACAAACTGCAATATGATACCAAGTATTTGTTGTTAGTGTTGAACCTGTAATTCTGTCAGCACTATTAACAAAATATCTTAATTGCCCTGCTTGTGTGTAAATGCAAGGGTAATTACCATCCGTTGATAATGGACGTTGATCATAGAAAATCGTAGTACCACTACCCCAGTTTGAAGTTTGTATCCAAACTTCAATAGTGAAATCTCCAGTACCGTAAGCAAAGTTAGAACTACCATCTAATGTCAACCAGTCACCTGTACCGTCAAACGCAATAGAACCAGTACCGTACTTTTTCTGAGCAGTACTGATTTTAGCATCACCATAAGCTGTAATAGTCTTAGGACTACTACTCAAATCCGTAAATGTCGTGCTACCATTAGTTCCTTCACCTGTCAATAACAACGACACGTCAGCGTAATTAGGGTCAAAACCTGTTGAGATATACTGAGTAGCAAATGACTGGCTAGGTGGAGTAAAGTTTTGGGTGTATCGTGCGTAGCCTTTGGTTATTCTAACGTCGTCAATGTAACCTTTGAAACTTGGAATACCACCTGGATCATACCCTAGATACGCAGTACTTTGAGATTGTGTTGGATTGTTAGTTAACGTAACTGTTTTACTCAAAATACCATTAACGTACATTGACCAAATATTTGAAGTTTTACATACTGCAACATGTGTCCACACGTTAGCTGCTATTGTTTGTGTACCTGATGCAGATAACCACCCGTTTGTAGCCCATGTAGAGCCATTAATAGATACAACAATATCTAAATATCCACTTCTTACATTTATGATTATACCTGAATAATCAGGTGAATTTACCCTATCAGTATAAAGACATCCACCAGTTGTAGGGTCAGCCATCATAATCCATGCTTCAAATGTATAGTCGTTTGCGCCTATAATAAAATTTGACGATAATGGAGTGCCCAAATAATCCCCAGTACCATCAAAGAACATACTACCAGTACCATTCTTCTTAACATCAGTGCTAAGTTGAACATTGCCATAAGGCGTTACCGTCAGGTTGTTTTGAGTACGGTCTTGGATTTTAAATGCTGGTAATGCTGTGGTTGGAACTGTAATGGTTCTAGCGATGCCTTTGGTTACTCTTAAATCTGCAATATAGCCTTGGAAATATGCTGGCGTTGTTATTACACCAACAGCAGCTCCTGCTTGTGTAAGAGATACACCATTAAGCAAAGTAGACGATGTTGCTACTACACTACCATTTAAATATACATTTACCGTGCCAGACTGTCTAATTGCTGCAACATGGTACCAAGTTCCAGTAGATGGTGTCCAGGTATAGCCAATCGCATATGATGCAGAACCGTGTCTGCTAGCATACAGTTTACCACCATTATACCCTAACCAAAACGGACCATCTGCGACATTGATGATATTTGTTGTTTGAAAGAATGCACAATCTTGTACCGTTGAAAAATTAACCCAACACTCTACGGTAAAATCTCCAGTACCAAAATCAAATGCGGTATTAGACGGCATCGTCAAATATTTTGTTCCGCTAAATGCTAGTGAACTAGTATTGTATTTCTTATTAGTACTTAACGTAACAGTTCCATTATTAGTAATAGCATTATGCTGATTAGACCAATCAATAAAATCATCACCAGTTAACATCAGTGACACATTCTGCCAATACGGGTCGTATGCGTTGGTTGTGTTACCGTCTAGTAACAGCGATACATTGCCCCACCAAGGGTCAGCTGCAATAGTTGGAGGTATTGCTGGGAGTGTTGCGGTTGGTGGTGTAAAATTAGCTGTATATCGGGCGTATCCTTTGGTAACACGTAGGTCATCGATGTAACCATACAATGGTGAGTCGGTACCTACTGCATAATATCCACTTGAACCAATCATTGGACGAGAAGCGCCATTTAGATAATTTATAGAATCAGTATAGGTTGAACCAACTTGGACACCATTGACGTATAATTTTGTGCTACCGGTGAACCGAGCTACCGCAATATGGTACCAAGTATTAGTAACCAATGTACTTCCAGTAATTACATTAGTAGTGTTAGCATAGTAATATAAAGTTCCACCTGCGCCTATATAAATCGCAGGGTAAGTACCGTTCGTAGACGTTGGGCGAGAATCGTATATTAATTGCTGTGACGCTACTGATACGAAGTTAACTTGTAATTCTATAGTAAAATCACCAGTACCAAATGCACAAAAATCGCCAGCGGATAAAGTTATTGCATCCCCAGTACCATCAAAGTACATACTACCAGTGCCAAACTTCTTAGTAGCTGTATCGATTCTAGCGTTACCGTAAGTTGTCACAGGTAATCTATAAACTGAACTATCTAATATCTCATGTGATGGTAATGCTTGTGTAGGTGGGGTGAAGTTAGTTGTGTATCGAGCAACACCTTTGGTTATTCTTAGGTCGTCGATGTATCCGGTAAATGGAGAATAACCACCTGAACTTGCATCACCATTACCAATTGTATAGTACGGTGTAGATGTGCTATACATTGCGCTTGCATTAGTAGCTGTTGCCTGCAGCACACCATTTAAAAATAAAGTAAATGTGCTACCACTTCGAGTTACTGCAACATGATGCCACATATTAAACGCAGGGGCAGCAAGCGATGGTAACCCAACTCCAGTATCATACGTGAAGAAGTTAATTTTGCCGGTACCTGTATCATAATTAACACCTACGCTACCTGTAGTATATGTTGAGTTAATCATAAATATGCGACTATAATTTTGTATAGATGTAGTGTAAATCCACATCTCAATAGTGAAGTCCCCAGTTTTAATATCTAATGCTGATGAGGTTGGCACGGTTAATATTGTACCTTGCGCACCGGTAGACGAACCACTAAAATACATGCTTCCGGTACCAAACCGCTTAATGGTACTTGATACTGATACTGATCCAGTGTTTGTAATCGTTGATCTAACGTTCGACTTATCTAACAAATCATTACCAGTCAACAACAATGATACATTAGCAAAGTTAGTATCAACATCAGTATCGCCATTTAGCAGTAATGATACTTTATCGTAATATGGGTCAGATGGCGCAGCTGTAGAAGCAATGCTTGCAGCATATCCAGCTGAAGCGGTTAACATTACGCGAGAACTCATTTTACATCCTTTCCAAATATAAATCCAGACCAAGTACCGTCACTATTCAAATAAAATCCAAGTACATCTTTTCCTGAACTAGTTAGTGTGGGTGCAGTACCGCCAACCCATTTAATACTACCAGCAACACCACCAAACGTCCAAGTAATTGATTGCGCGCCGCCATTGGATAATTCTAGTACGAAACTAGCTGCGGTAGTAGTAGGTGCTGCTGGAACGTTTGATAATGTAAATGTAGAAATCGTAGCAGTTGCAGATTTTAAAAACCAATTACCTAGACTTAAATCAATAGTAGTACCAGTAGACATATCAACTCTAGTTTCGTAGTTAGCAAGTGCGGTGATTGTTTTATTAGTTAAAGTTTGTGTATCAGTAGTACCAACGATCGTACCGGATGGTGCAGTAACGGTAGTAAATGTACTTGTTCCGTTACCTTTTATAATACCGGTTAACGTTGCTGCGCCAGTTCCACCATTGGCAACAGGTAACGTGCCGTAGTTAGTACCACCACGTAGAATAGTTGAAAGATTTTTAGCCATAATTGTTCCTTTTTATGTATTTAGTATTACACAAACTGTACTAATCTATTCCGTTGGTGTTTCTTCAGGCGGATTTAATAACGGCCATTCTACAGTAGTTGGAAATTCTGCTTGTAGTGTAATATCACGCAACGCTTGTCTATACGTTGCATACGCAGCTTTATCAACTGGCACATCAGCAACTTGTGTCCAATCGGTGTCTTTTAACAACTGGTCACGTTTTATTCTAATTTCATTTGCTGCGATAATAACATCAGCTGCAATGTCATCTTCAGTCTTATCAGCTACTTCGACTGTAAAGACTTGATTATCTTCAATATATGGATCAACTGTGACAAGTTTTTGAGTTGCTTTATCATGCGGTTTCCAGATAGTAACTCCAAGTGCCGAGTTTGCTTCCATAAAGTCAGCATCGGGCCCAGTAGTTGGAAACGATGTTGCTGGGAAAAGTTTTTTGTAGTGACCAATTTCAATAATTTGATCGTCTTTAATAATTGCTATATCCATTTTTTTCTCCTTAAGAATATGATGTTGGTAATGGTGCTGTTGGTGGTGTAAAGTTTTGGGTGTATCTTGCTACACTATTTGTTATTCTTAAGTCATCGATATAACCAGTAAAATACGACCCAGCATCTCCACCAATTTTAAATGCATTGGATGATGAGTAATTTCTTGCTGTAGTGAAACTACCATCGAGAATACCGTTAACAAATAGTCTAGTGGTACCTGCTGATCTACAAACTGCGACATGGTACCAGGTGTTTATAGATAAAGTTGTAGATCCTATAACATCATCATTAACTGATGCACTAACGACATCAAATTTACTGGTATAGATTACAAGTCCAAAACCACCAGATGTACTATCTCTAAAAATAATTTCGACCCCAGAAACGCTTACAGGGTACACCCATGCTTCAAAAGTATAATCATTAGTACCTAATGCAATACTGTTACTTGGTATACTTAAATAGTTGCTACCACTGAATGAGATACTACCAGTTCCAAACTTTTTAGCTGTAGTATTAACAGTAACAGAACCTGTATTGGTAATAGTCTTAGGACTACTACTCAAATCCGTAAACGTAGTGCTGCCATTAGTACCATCACCATTCAACAACAAACTAACCTGAGCATAATTATAATCATACTGAGTACCAGTTACGATTGGGTCTTCGTAGGTTGGTGGTGTAAAGTTGGCGGTGTACCGCGCGTAGCCTTTTGTTATACGGAAATCGTCTATGTAACCAGACATTTGTCCCCCACCCCCAGACAAGCCATACCACCATCCTATATTAGCAAACGTATTTGTAAAATCAGTAGTGCTATCAGTAAAAGACGTACCTTGTTGTATACCATTGAAAAATAATGATACCTGGCCTTTGCATCTAACCAATGCCAAATGAAACCATGTATTTGCAATAGGTGCGGTGCTGCTAGTAGTTGCGGAATATGTACCATTATAGTATACTCCCCACGCATTATTATAATAACCTACTGCCAAACCGGAAACACTTGGTGAGGTAGAGTTTGTAGGTGCTAACTGAAATAGTCCATTATTTGTAATAGCATCAAACATAGCCCAACATTCTATTGTTAAATCGTTTGTTCCAAAATTTCCTATTGAATTAGTTGTTCGTAATCCATTTCCCACTCCATTTATACGAATACTACCTGTACCATATTTTTTATATGTAGTATTAATTGCCGCTGTTCCATCTACAGTTATAGCGTAGTTATTAGGTGATTCATCTGTAAACGATGTACTACCATTAGTACCATTGCCTCTTAGCAATAACGACGTATCAGCACGATTAACGTCAAATGCTGTACCAGTTGTAGTAGCTAATGCGTAGGTTGGTGGTGTGAAGTTGGTTGTGTAACGAGCGATGCCTTTGGTAACTCTAATATCATCTATATACCCTGACACTAATGGGTAGTTATCGTTACCTGAACCAAACCGATAAATTGTACTAGAAAGGTTCGCTGACGATGTTGCAGTCCCACCAGATACACCGTTTATAAATATATTGAATGTTGTACCTACTCTACATAAAGCTACATGCGTCCAACTATTTGTAGCTGTTGATACAGATGTGCTAATAAGCCATCCACTACCATGATATACACCAATTTTATTTGAAAGACCTGGGTCGTTATATAATAGTCCAAATCCTGCTGTATCACCGTACGTAGACCTAGAATCAAAAATATATTGGTCAGCGGTACTAGATGAAAAGTTAACCCACATCTCAAGCGTAAAATCAGCAGTTCCAAACCCAGTATCGGTAACTACAAGTTTTGAACAATTTGACGTTGATGTCCCAGCAAACAATATACTACCGGTACCATATTTTTTTGTACTGGTGGTAATTGTGGCAGCTACGGGTCCATTATTAGTAATAGTCTTAGGACTACTACTCAAATCATTGAACGTCGTACTACCATTTGTCCCTTCACCTGTCAATAACAACGACACGTCGGCGTAATTAGGGTCAAAACCTGTTGAGATATACTGAGTAGGAAATGACTGGCTAGGTGGAGTAAAGTTTTGAGTGTATCTGGCGTAGCCTTTGGTTATGCGGAGGTCGTCGATGTAGCCTGTAAGAGCTTCTGACGTAAAAGCATGAGTAGATGTTCCAATATAATTTCCAGCAGAGCATGAATGTGAAGCAGATGAAGTTACTGTGTATATAGACGTACCGTTAATAAATACTTTTAAGGTAGAGCCTGACCTAGTAACAGCGACATGACACCAAGTATTTATTGGAATAAAAGAAGATAAATCAGTAGCAGTCCCTACAAAAGAGAAATAGTCAAACCTAAACATTAACCCGGATATGTAATCACCTATACTAAAAAATGTTTGGAGATTATATGTACTTGCTCTATACACCCAAGCTTCAACAGTAAAATCACCTGTTCCAAAACTTAAAGAAGTTGATACAGGTACGGTTAAATAATCCCCAGTACCGTCAAAGTACATACTCCCAGTACCATTCTTCTTAACATCAGTGCTAAGTTGAACATTGCCATAAGGTGTAAGCGTCAGGTTGTTCTGAGTACGGTCTTGGATTTTAAATGCTGGGAGTGCTGTGGTTGGTACTGTAATGGTTCTTGCGATGCCTTTGGTGATACGGAGGTCTGCTATTTGACCGTTAAAACTTCCATTATAAAATTTACCAATGGTTAATGGATATCCTGTAGATGATTGAGGCGTCCCAGTAATAGCAGTGTACCCATTTCCAACACCGTTTACCCATATTTGAAAACCAGAAGAATTTTTTGTTAATGCGATATGTGACCACACTCCTTGTGATATAGTCGCAGTTGATTTAATTGGGGTAACTACTGAACCGATATAATAATACATTGCTACTACACCAGACGCTATTGGCCCAAACGACCAGTAGTTGATGGAAGACGCAGGAGTCATATTACCGATCAAATTTGATACAAAATTACCTTCTGTTGTTGTAACTTGACAGCTACTAAGACTTGTTGGATTAATCCAAAATTCTAATGTAAAATCTGAAGTCCACCAATCAAATAAAGTCGTTGAATATGATATACTTAAATAATTACTACCACTAAAATTGTAAGAACTAGCATTAAACTTCTTATTAACTGTACTCAGCGTAACCGTACCATTATTAGTAATAGCATTATGCTGATTAGACCAATCAATAAAATCATCACCAGTTAACATCAGTGACACATTCTGCCAATACGGGTCGTATGCGTCAGTTGTGTTACCGTCTAGTAATAGCGATACATTGCCCCACCAAGGGTCGGCTAAGATGGTTGGAGGTATTGTTGGGAATGCTGTGGTAGGTGGTGTGAAGTTAGCTGTGTATCTTGCGTAGCCTTTGGTTATTCGCACGTCGTCTAAGTATCCATTTGGATTTTGACCACTAGTTGAACCGCCAACCCCTATATAACCGGATGTACTCGCATCTAATGAAGCGGTACTAGTGTACGTGGATTCTAGCGCACCATTTACAAACATCCTAAACGTACTACCCTGTCTGGTGACGGCTAAGTGGTACCATATACCATTTACAACTGATGTTGTACTAGCTAAAAAATTAACAGCTATATTATTTGCACCAAATACAAATTTTGTAGTATCACTGTTATTATCCCTATCGTTTAAATACCAACAATCTGTAATCCAATCATTAGCTGCAGTCCCCCTACATATAACTCTAGGAAAGCCGTTTACTTTGCTTATAGGTTGATACCAAAGTTCAATAGTAAAGTCGAAAGTTCCTAAACTAGTCGCAGAAGAGTTTGGAATATATGCGTAATCCCCTGAACCATCAAAATACATACTACCAGTACCATATTTCTTAGTAGCAGTATCAATTCTAGCGTTACCGTAAGTAGTTACAGGTAAGCTATAAACAGACCTATCTAATATCTCATGTGATAGTAATGCTTGCGTAGGTGGGGTGAAATTGGCTGTGTATCTGGCAATGCCTTTTGTTATACGGAGGTCGTCGATGTAGCCGTTGACGCACATTTTACCACCATCTCCCCAACCATTACCGTTACCGCCTATATAACCTGAATTACAAGTTAACGAAGAACTATAACTAGTATTTTGAGCTTCGATATTACCATTTACAAACAGTTGAATAGTTGTTCCTGACCGCACTAATGCTATATGATGCCATACAGTAGAAGCAAATGTATTAGTAGATATTAGTACTCCATCTGTTCCATTTGCATGTAACGAGAATTTTTGAGAGTACTGTACTCCATTACCTGTAGAATTATATCGTATTGCAAACCCAGTAGCATCCCATGTAGGTGAAGATATTAAAGATGGGTATGATGAGGAAGACGCACCATTGTTATAATACCAACATTCTATTGTAAAATTGCTATTTCCAAAATCAAACACTGTATTTGTAGGTAATGACAAATAATCGCCAGTACCATCAAAATAATAACTTCCAGTACCAAATTGTTTTTTAACGCTAGTTACTGTTGCATTGCCATAAGCTGTAACAGCCAACTTGTTATTAGACTTATCCAGCAAATCATTACCAGTCAACAACAACGATACATTAGCAAAGTTAGTATCAACATCAGTATCGCCATTTAACAGTAATGATACCTTGTCATAATATGGATCAATAGCACCTACTACTGGATAATAACCAATCCCGCCAGTTGATGCTGCATTTATAATCTTACGATTGCTCATTATTTTAAGTCCTTACCAATCACATATCCAGTCCAAGTTGCTCCAGCATCATAGGTATAAAAACCAAATGAATCACGACCAGAAGATGTCAAACTAGATGGAGCAGTACCACTTACCCATTTAACAGTAGAAGTGCCACCAGCAGCCACTGACAATGTCCATGTAATAGTTGCTAATCCAGCATTAGTTAAATCCAACACAAATGAACCAACTGAACCAGCAGCAGGAATATTACTTACAGTAAATGAAGTTGCACCAGCAGTTAATGTTTTAGTAAAATATGAACCTAATGATAAATCAATATCTAATGCAGCCATTGCTACTCTAGTTTCATAAGAACCTAATGCAGTAATAGTTTTGTTAGTTAATGTCTGTGTATCAGTTGTGCCAACAATTGTTCCAGTCGGAGCTGTTACTGCAGTAAATGCAGATGCACCATTGCCTTTTAAGATACCAGTTAATGTAGCCGCACCTGAACCACCTTGAGGAACTGATAACGCAGTAGTTAATCCAGTTAATGATGTGATATCACTGTTAGCTCCAGAAGCAGCTTGTCCTGCTAAGGTGTCAGTTGATTGTAATTCTTGTATTGTAGTGCCGTTAAGCACTAATGGATATCTTGATGTCATTAAGTTATACTCACCGGTATTGTTGTACTAGAACGGTTTAAAACTGCTAAGTAGCCAGTAGTTAATGAGACAGTAGAAACTGTAGTTCCGTCTCTTTTTAAAACTGCTACTGTTCTTGAAATTGTCCCCCAACTAGCAGTAGTACCGTCTGTTGTTAAGTATTTAGTGGCATTACCGGTCTGTGATGGCAATGAAATGGGAGCAGCTTGTGATACCCATGCAGTGCCGTTACTAGTTAATAAGTTACCAGCAGTACCTACAGATGTTAATCCAGTACCACCATTAGTTACAGGTAGTGTACCATAATTAACGCCTCTTGATGTTAATTGTTTAGTCATTGTTAGTTTCCGTTAGTTGCCATTCTAAAGTTAGTTCGTTCCATCGGTATAAATTACCATCAGATGGATAAGGTACTGGAGATTCCCACAACCAAGTAGTTTCATTTAACCCCCACGATGCATATAGTTGTGGTGCATAAAACACATCGTTTACTCTGTCATAGGTGTAGCCAATCCCGGCATAATTTCCACGCAATGGTGTTCCTTCTGGATGGGTATTCCCAAATGTATTATAACTTGTTTGTATCCATTCTCCCGGGGATGAATCTACAAACGTATCAAAAAAATCCTGTTCTGCAACGATAACTTGTGTTACTTTACCGTTGACTACTTTTGCAAAATGACTCATCTTATTATCCTGTAAATGTACCCGATGATGTAAATGTATGATATGTGTAACCACCTGTTGTAACAACAGTGCCTCCGGTGCCGCGTTGAGCTCCTGCATATCTAATAATTACTATTCCAGAACCACCTGCTTTACCGCCATTTCCTGCGTATCCACGACCACCACCACCACCGCCACCAGTGTTTACAGTTCCAGCAACTGATTCTGTAGCAGGACTTCCTTTACCACCTTGTCCTCCACCGCCTGTGCCTCCTGACGATTGGGCGTTATCAGTTCCAGCTCCGCCACCGCCTGCATAATAACCAGAGTGTCCAGTACTTGTTGCAGTTGCCCATGTAGAAAAATTAAGCCCTATACCGCCATTACCTGGATCAACATTAGAACTACCGGCTGCACCTGCGCCACCACCACCGCCACCTGATGTTGAGCCACTTTGCGAACCATTAGCTTGTCCGCCCGCTGTACCTTGTCCAGTTGTACCTGAACCACCAGCTCTACCGCCCCAGCCACCGCCACCACCTGATCCACCAGCTTGACCAACGCCATTAGATATAGTATTTACGTTACCTTTACCACCACCGCCCCCGCCTATTGCTGTGATTGATATTCCGGATATTGATGAATTAACACCGGATGAACTTGGATCTCCTGTAGCGCCTCCGGCACCTATTACAACAGAATATGCAGTTCCTGGAGAGAATGCAGTTGATCCATTAAGTAATCCTCCTGCCCCACCCCCACCGCCTGCATCGGAACCACCGCCACCACCGCCACCTGCAACTACTAAGTATTCTGCAGAATAGGTTTGGGAGGGAGTTATATTAGAGTAAGTAATCCACCCTTGAGTAGCATTTATATATACGAGACTAACTGACGCACGAGAAGACGTTACTGTCCCATTAATTACAATACCATCCAATTTATTACTATTTGGATTAATCGTTAGATTGTTTATAGCAAAAGTTCCCGCATAATCAACAAACAATACAATATCGTTAACTGCAGGTGATGCAGGTAATGTAACTGTTATTGCTCCTGATGTTGTGTTAACAGGATATGCGTTAAATGCAGATGCTGTAAAACTAGCACTTTGTACTGATTGCCACGACAATATAGAAGCAGTATTCCAACTAGCAGTTGTGCCGTCAGTTGTTAAATATTTACCAGCATTATTTGTTTGTGTTGGTAATGTAATCGGCGGAGCAGATGATACCCATGTAGTTCCGTTACTAGTTAATAAGTTACCAGAAGTACTTGGCGCTACTGTTTGTATAGTTGCAGTACCATTACCTAACAACACACTATTAGTAGTTAATGTAGTAGCACCTGTCCCGCCACTAGGAACCGGTAATGTAGTATTACCATTTTTAATAATAGTTGAGAAATTTTTTGCCATTATAAATTACCTGTATTAGATGATGAAAATATATGCATTTAGTGTCCTTATGATGTTGGTAATGCAGCAGTTGGACCAGGCGAAAAGTTACTTGTGTATATAGCATAGCCTTTGGTAATTCGAATATCAGCCATATGACCTTGGAAGTTTTCCCCACCGTCGGTGCCATTAGCACAAATCGCTACATTAGCAGTTGATGTAGTAAATGCAGCTGCAGACGAGTTAGTAGCAACTGAAATTCCATTAACAAATAAAGTAAATACATTACCGTATCGAACAACCGCTAAATGGTACCATGTAGTCAGCGGAAACGCAAAAGGATAGTCTAAAATTCCAATTACTGTACTACCGGTATTAATATAGAATTGTAAATGAGTACCACCCCCCCATCTAAATAAAAATGTAGAACCGTTGCTTTGATCTAATATAAATTTATCTCTAAGTCCTAAGCCGGTTCTGTATATCCATAACTCCATTGTAAAATTAGCAGTACCTAATGCACCAATATTAGGTATAGTTAAATATCTTCCAGTACTGCTAAAATCGTATGAACTAGCATTAAATTTCTTTACTGAGGTGCTTAATGGTGTTGAGCCATTATTAGTGACTGTGTAATGGTTATTAGAATAGTCGGTAAAATTTTCACCAGTTAATAATAATGCAACTGAGCTGAAATATGGAGCGATTGGTTGTGTACTATTTGATGACCCTGAACTAATACTTGTTCCTACTGCATTAGTAGCAGTTACTGTAAATGTATAACTTGTGCCATTAGTTAATCCAGTAACAACTATAGGACTACTTGCCCCTGTAGCAGTCTGTCCACCTGAACTTGTAACAGTGTAACTAGTAATTGGTAATCCGCCAGTATCTCCAGGTGCAGTAAATGGTACCGAAATTGAAGTTGTATTAACACCAACTGCTGTTCCGATAGTAGGTGCACCTGGAACAGTTGCAACTAATGGCCAAGCCGAATTAGCTCGTAATTGTAAAACATCAGTTAACGACCATCTTCCCGATGCTGTACCATTCTTAGTTCCTGCTGTAGAAATAGTAGTAACTGTAATTATGTTACCTTTATAACTTGGCATTAAGACATGTCCTCATACGAAATAACGTATTCAATAGCACTAGAAGTACCGCTAGTAACAACAATTGATTGATTTTCCATTAGATATATAAACGAGTTTTTATCTAAAACTAATAATGTTGAATTTCCAGGAACTGCAACTTGAAAAACAATCCGATATGCAGTGCCGCCACCGGCTGCTGCCGAATTTACTGACACAGTTACTGCAGTTGTAGTTGCAGTTACATTTGATGCAGTTATATTATTTACTTTATATATATGCCCAGATGACGCTGCATTTGATAGTAACGATGTAGCTGAGGTAGTTGCTGGTGCACCGTATGTTGTAGTAGCAATTACAGATGCTACGTTTAATAAATTTAATGCCATATTATATTATCCAAAAATCATTGATAAAACCATTGCTTTACCTGAGGTAACTGAACCGCTATTAGTCGGAGTACCCTTCCATAACCAATTAGTAGTACTAGCAGAATATATAAATTCTGCGTAAGTGTGATTAACGTCTAATACAACTGAGGTGTCACTTTCTATAGTTGCACCTGCACCAGGTACTACTGTTAATGCATTAGTACCAAACAAACTATACATATCTAAAATACCTACTGTTGCTCCGTCTGCAGGCGATGCTGGCAATGTAATAGTAAATGTGCCACTTGTTGTATTTACTCTAATTAAATCATTAACTGCAGCAGTATAATTTGCAGTTTTGATTGCGGTTACTTGCAATCCGGTTGTTATACTTGCCCATGATGCATTAGATCCGTCAGTTGTTAAGTATTTTCCACTGTTGCTAGTTTGTGATGGTAATGTAATCGGTGGAGCAGATGATACCCATGTAGTTCCGTTACTAGTTAATAAGTTACCAGAAGTACTTGGCGCTACTGCAGCCATGTAATCAGTACCAGCTATTGCAGCACTTAATACAGATCCGTTACCTTTAAATAATCCAGTTATTGTTGTATTCGATCCTGCACCTAATGCTGATCCAGTAAGCGGTACTGCAGGTGTGTCAAGTATTTGCCAATTGGTATTTGATAAATTGTATATAAATGCAACATACGTTCCAATTATATCAAGTATGTAACTAGTAGCATCACTTTCAATAGTGTTACCATTAGGTAACACTGTTAATGCATTAGTGCCAAATGTGCTGTATACATCTAAAATACCAACAACATCACCGTCATTTGGAGATGCAGGAAGAGTTATGCTAAATGCACCTGCAGTTGTATTGCACCGAACAAGATCGTTAGCAGATGCAGTATATGCTGATGTTTTTAATGCAGTTGCACTTAGACCAGTTTTTACTGTAACCCAAGATGCACTAGTACCGTCTGTTGTTAAGTATTTAGTAGCGTTACCAGTCTGTGATGGCAATGAAATGGGCGCAGGTTGCGAACTCCAAGTAGTGCCGTTACTAGTTAATACATTGCCAGAAGTACCTACAGATGTTAATCCAGTACCACCACTTGCTACAGCTAATGTAGCACTAAGTCCAGCTGCAGTACCAGTTGTATTTTGATTAAACGTAGGTGCAGAACCGGACAAGTTTGCATATGTGTATCCGGTACAATTAGATAACGTACCACTTGCAGGAGTTCCTAAAATTGGATTAACTAATGTAGGATTAGTTGCTAACACAACATTGCCTGAACCTGTAAATCCATTCCAAAATGCAGAAGAAGTACCTGACGGAGTTTCTAATAATCGCCAGTTTGAAGTATCACTAGTGTATATAAATGATTCGTATGAACCGTTTACATCTAACATAAATCCAACACTATCGCCTTCTACAGTTTTTCCGTTTGGTAACAAAGTAACTGCGTAAGTAGCAAATGTTCCAGCAACATCTAAAATTCCAATAATAGAACCGTCAGCAGGTGCAGATGGGAACGTTACGTTAAACACGCCACCTGTAGTATCACACCTTACTAATTCATTTACGGCTGCAGTATATGCTGATGTTTTAATAGCAGTAGCGGTTAATCCACTTCCACCACCGCCGGATACTACAATATCGCCTGACCCTAATATAGTACTACCATTAATTGTTTTAATATTAGTACCGCTTACTAATTTAGCTTGTATAGTTGATGTATCAACACTTGCAACACCACTAGTTAACGTTATTCCAGAACCGGCAGAAATTTCCTGAATAGTAACTAAACTATCAGTTCCGCTTACTGTTTTCTTAAAAAACAATTTGCCGTCGTACGTATTTAGAGACAGTTCCCCTGAAACTAAACTAGTAGTTAAGGGAACTGCACTAGCAACTGTGCTTCGTTTAAGTTTTAACGATGTTGTCATATCTGTCCGTTATTAAAATGTTCCGCCATCAAGATCAACCCATGTAGGAAGACCACTTACCATTTGTAATATCTGACCATCATTTCCTTTTGTTAGTTTTGATAATGTGTTAGCAGAAGATGCATATAAAATATCACCGGCTGCGTATGTGCTAAATCCAGTACCGCCATAAGCTGAAGCAACTACTGTACCGTTCCATGTACCAGTAGTAATAGTACCTAATGTTGTAATACTAGATTGACCAACATAAGTGCTTGCAATGTCAATACTATCGGCATTTACTGTAATTCTATTTGATGTGCCAACAACGTCTAGTACACCTGATGTTAATGTTAAGCCGCCGCCTGCTACTGAACTAGCAATCGTTAATCCACTTGTAGTGTTTAAACCACTATTAGTAGCTAAGTTAACACTAAATGTATTACCAGATAACGTAATGCCGCTTGATGCTTGGTATGTGCCAGCACCTGAAAATTGTTGTAATATAACATTAGTAGTACCAATTGCAGTAACAACTTCAGTTTGTACCCAACCGGTATCACCTAAGGTAGTACCATTAACAATGAAGAAAAAGTTACCACCTGCAATTTCACCAGGGCTATCAAAGTCAGTTGCACGAGTTAACACAGTGCCGCCAGTTGCCCACACATAAACACCGTTATGCGCTTGATTTTCTTGGTTTTTAACTAAGATTCTATCGCCATTAAGTAGTGTATAACCATCTAATGTAGTTAATGCAGTTACTAATGTTAATGTAGCACCTACACCACTTGTTCCGTTTGCATAAGTTACTGTACCTGCAAGAGCAGCAGAAGTAGCAACAGCAACAGCAGCATGTACACTTAACCCTTGTGCAGTAGCGTCTACATAGCTTTTAGTTGCAGCATCTTGCGGATTAGTTGGATCTGCTAACCCTGTAATTTTGTTTGCGTTCATTGCAAGTGCGCCGCTGAATGAACTTGTACTACTAACAGTTAACGTACCTGCAACTGTTGTATTACCACTATCAGCAACAACTTGGAATTTATTTGTGTTAATATTAAAATTACCAGTTACATCTAGTGTACTTGATAATGTAGCAGCACCAGTTACACCTAATGTGCTTGATAATGTAGCAGCACCAGTTACACCTAACGTACTCGATAATGTAGTTGCGCCAGTTACGCCTAATGTACCAGCAACTGCAGTATTACCAGAAGTTGCTGCAATTGTAAATTTATTAGTTGCAACTGAAAAATCACTAACAACGTTTAATGTGCTTGATAATGTAGTTGCGCCAGTAACGCCTAAAGTACCTGCAATTGTAGTATTACCAGATGCTGATAATACTTGGAATTTATTTGTAGCAACAGTAACATCACCAGAAAACGTACCAGTAGTAGCAGATAATGCAGCTAATGTACTTGCGCCAGTTACACCTAACGTACTCGATAATGTAGTTGCACCAGTAACACCTAATGTACCACCTACGGTTGCATTACTAGTAACACCTAACGTACTCGATAATGTAGTTGCACCAGTAACACCTAAGGTACCACTTACTGTAGTATTTCCAGTAACACCTAAGGTACCTGCAATAGTAGTATTACCGCTAGCAGTATCAACTAAGAATTTAGTAACAGGTGTACCTGCACCGTCAGTAATTCTAAAATATTCAGTTGCAGATGCAGCATCGCCTGAAATAGTAATGCCTTTGTTAAATGTAGCTAAATCAGTAAATGATGAAGTAGTATTAACAGTTAATGTTCCGCCTACATATACGTTACCTGCAAATCCTGCGCCACCGGCAACTTGTAATGCACCAGAAGTTGCATTACCTGTGTTAGCAGTAGTTTGAAGTAATTTTAATGCAGTTGTGCTTAATTGCGAAACTTCTACTGCAATAGTACTATTACTTGCGTAAAAGTGGATTACGTCATCACTTGCTCCAGGTGATGATTCTGCAATAATATAAGTTAAGTTATCAACTGATCTAACACCGCCTAACGATGCCCAGTTTGATCCTAAATAACCTTCAAATTGTGTAGTAGTTGTGTTAAATCTAACAGCACCAATAACTGCAGGTCCTTGCTGTGCAGTAGTACCAGATGGAATAACTAATCCGTTAGTGCCACTAATCGATACGTATCCAGTTCCATTTGGAGTAAGAACAATATTACCATTAGTATCAGTTGAGCTAATAGTATTTGAACTTCCAGTAACTGTTAAATTTCCTACATTTATAACATCAATTTTGCTATTAGAATCAACAACTATCGCAGAACTAGCAGTTAGTGTGCCTGGTGATTGATCCAACATATCGGTAAAGTACTTACCACCGATAACAAAATGATTTGCAGCATTACCGCTAGTTTCAGCGCCAATCCCAATATATAATCTATCACCGCCGTTGTTATATGCGCCTCCTAGCGATGAATACGCTAATTCGCCTGCAGCAAGGGTAGTAGGATTTCCTGCAGCTGACGATCTTTTAATTCTAATTGTTGATGCCATTTAAATACTCCGTTAAAATTCACCACCATCCATGTCTTGTGATGATAATGCTGTTGTTGTGTTCCAGGTTAATGTAGTTCCGTTATATATTAACATCGAACCGTCTATGAGCGATGAACTTTGAACATCTGGAATGTCTGTAACCTTATTTATCTGATTTCCTTGGATACCTTGTATGCCCTGTATGCCCTGTATACCTTGTATACCTTGAATACCTGATGCATATACAAGATCGTTCCAATGTAAGATGCCGTTACCTATCTTAAATTTGCCAGTATCAAGTTCAACTGTTATTTCGCCTTCTGCTAAAATAGGATTAGCAGCAGTCCATTCTGATGCAAGTCCTCTTCTAAGTTGAATATGCATTGCCATTTAAATTCCGCCTCCGTCGACTGGTGGTAATCCACCGTAATTTGACCAGGGGGTGCCTCCGTCCAGATTGCCAATTCCGATAGTTGATCCACCTGTACCAGTTCCACCACCAGTTGCACTTAAAATACCCGTTTGAGAAATTTCTAAACCTGTACCAATTATTACACCGCCTAATGTATTTATAGAAGCAATTGGTAAGGTGTACCCAGAAGTTCCGGCAGGTCCTTGTATACCTTGAATCCCTTGCGGTCCAGTTGCACCAGTTAACCCAGTATCGCCTTTAACGCCTTGTGGTCCAGTATTGCCTTGAATCCCTTGCGGTCCAGTTGCACCAGTTAACCCAGTATCGCCGTTAACGCCTTGTAGTCCAGTTGCACCGGTTAACCCAGTATCGCCTTGAATGCCTTGCGGTCCAGTTAACCCAGTATCGCCTTTAACGCCTTGTAGTCCAGTTGCACCTTGTAGTCCAGTTGCACCTTGCGGTCCAGTTAATCCAATATCACCTTGTGGGCCTTGTGATCCGGTATCGCCTTTAATGCCTTGGATGCCTTGGTCGCCTTGCGGTCCAGTTAATCCAATATCACCTTGGATGCCTTGTGGGCCTTGTGATCCGGTATCGCCTTTAATGCCTTGAGGACCAGTTAAACCAATATCACCTTGGATGCCTTGTGGTCCTTGCGGTCCTTGAATACCTTGCGGTCCAGTTGCCCCGGTTGGTCCAGTTGGTCCAGTTGGCCCTATAAGTCCTTGAGGACCTCTAAATGAACCAATACTTTGCCAAGCAGTACTGTTCCAAAAATATCCATCACCGGTAGAAGTGATTACATAAAAATCACCAGTTACGTTATCAATGAGTGGTAAATCATTAGCTGTCGTTACTGCACCTTTAATAATAATAGATGTGCCGGTATCACCGGTATTACCTTTAGGTCCTTGCGGTCCAGGTGTAGTGGATGCAATTCGCCATCCACCTGCATATCGAATGTTTAATACACCGGTATTTGAGTTCCACCATAATGTGCCAGTAGCAACACCAGAAGGAGGATTAGCAGAAACAATAATAGTTGCATTTCCGCCACCTCCGCTACTTGACCCAATATTGATAGGGATACCTCCAAGAGTAACACCATCGGAAAGTCTTAGATCACCAATTTCTTCATTATAAAATATAGTTCCAATTACACCAACATACTCGTCGGCTTCAATGGTTGTAACACGTCCTGATTTAATCTTTTGAATAGTCATACTGTATTTATTGTATGCTAAACAAAAGATCAATCAGTAGTTATGTGATTAGTACATGCGTTTACGATTTGCAGATACTGGATTTGCTTCTTTTTGCAGTTTTTTACGATAGCGTGCTTTAGCTGCACCTGCTTCTCGTTTACGTTTCGTAGTTGGTTTTTCGTAAAACTCTTTTTTACGTAACGTTTCTAATTTTCCAGAGTCTTCAACTTTGCGCTTAAA